GCCACCCAGCCGTTGACGACGTGGCCGGTCAGCGAGGTCGAGGGCGGCGCGTTCACCCTGTACGGCCGTTACGACCCCGTGGACTCGAAACTTCCCGTGCTGGTCGCGACGACCCCGTCGGGTACCCGTGGTGCCACCGTGTACTGGGCCATCCAGGGGGTCGACCAGACTCCGCAGTACGTCGGCCCGGGGCAGGTGCAGACGTTCCTGACCGGCGCCGAGTCCGTCGAGGATGTCACGTCGGTCGGGTTCTCCCCCGACCCGACGCCCGAGGTGTGACCGGTGGCGCTGCCGACGATCGTCGGTGTCGGTGCTGCCGCCTCAGGCATCGGCGATGTCACCGCCCCCTATCCGGTGGGATACACCGCAGTCGCGGATGACTGCGCGTTCACCTTCCTGGAGAGGGAGAGCACCGACACGGTGACGGCTCCCACGAACTGGGCGATCGCCGCGCAGGCTAACGTCTCCACTGGCACCCCGACGAAGTTGACCTGCATCTGGCGGCGCCTGACTGCCGCGGAAGCCGCGCCTGCGATCGCCGACAACGCGGGGAACCACATCGTCGCCCAGATGATCGTCGTCCGGGGGCTCGCAACGGCGGGGAACCCGTGGGACGTCGCGGCCGGGAACACCGAGCTGGCCGCCGACACGACCGTGTCCATCCCGGGCGGCACCACCACCGACGCGGATCGGCTCATCCTGGCCGCGTTCTCCACCGGCCAGGACATCGCGTCCACCGCCGGGGCCACCGGCTGGGCCGACGCCACCCTGGCCAACGTCACCGAACGGATGGACAACTGGGTCAGCACCGGGCTCGGTGGCGGGTTCGGCATGGCCACCGGGGAGAAGGCGGTCGCCGGGACGGTGGGGCCGATGACCGCCACCCTGAGCCTGACCGCGAACTTCAAAGGATTGATCTACATCGCCTTGAGGCCGCAGCCGCAGGTGGCGGGAGACAAGTGGCGCGGGCTGCCGCACGGCACACGGCGGTCGGCCGCCGTTCAATCCGCCGCGACCTGGTAAGGAGCGTTCCTGATGGCCAAGGCTGGCTACAGTACCTCGACGGGCGCAGCCGTAGCACTCGCCGCAGCGACCGCCAAGGTAGTCCTCAATGTGATCGCCCCAGCACAGTTCGGGGTGGACCTGAAGAAGTTCCGGGTGGCGTTCGACGGAGTCACCGCGTCGGCGGTGCCGGTACTCGTCGAGCTCATGTATTCGACGCAGGCAGGAGCCGGGGCGGGCAGCACTGGCGGCACCATCAATCAGATCTACGGCAGGACGATCACAGCCGGATTCACATCCGCCTACGGCTACACCACCGACCCGACGGCCCTGACGTTGATCGACTCATTTCTGCTCGACCCGAACAAGGGCCTGGTCATCTACGACTTCCCCCTCGGCGACACCCCGGACACCGCCGTGTCCAACGCCCTATGCCTGCGGTGCACCGCACCTGCGATTGTCAACGTGCGCGCCACCATGATCTTCGAGCGCACCTGACCGTCACCTAGCTAGGGAGGCGGTCCGGTGGCGCGGCTCGGACGCAGGCAACCCAACCGGCCCATCGCCTACTCGCCGTCGACGTCGACGAAGTACCCGCCCGGGTCTTACCAGACGATCACCGGCCGGACCGCAACCGTTGCGGAGACCGCGTCGGGCACGTCGATCACCGGGACACTGCCGACAGACCGTCAGACCGGCGACTACGTCGTCGCGCACTTCTCCATGAGCTGCACGGTCGCGCAATTCACCGGCCCGGGCGGCTCCTGGGTACAGATCGTCGCGCCGACGGTCAACAGCACCAGCGAGATCGTCGCCGTGTACGGCATGTTCACCCCCGGCTCGGCGCCAGTCGGCACCAGCTCGGCCGCGGCGGGTCGGCATACGTGCCTCATGCAGGCCTGGTCGGGGGTGGATCCGACCACCCCGATCGACGTGGCGGCGGTCCTGACGTCGGGGACGCTGCCGCTGGCGCTGACCGGTGTGGCGACGGTGACGGCAGGCGCGCTGCTGCTATCCGGCACCACAGGTGACTTCAATAGCACGTTTACGTGGACGTTCCCGGCGTCGATGACGCCGGTGGCGAATCAGGGGCTCAACGCTGGCCGGGCTGCGGCGCTGGCGCAGGAGACCATCGCCGTCGCGGGTGCGACCGGCACCCGGACCTGGACGGCGTCGACGCTGCAGGCGTGCGTCGGCTACACCATCGCGCTGCGCCCCGCTCCGGCCGGCGGGCCCAGCACTATCAACGGCACGGCGACCCTGGCGGGTGCGGGCGCCGTCACGGCGACGGCGACGCAGGGCGCGGGCGCCACCCCGACGGGTGCGGGCGCTCTCACCGCGACCGCGACGCAGAATGCCGGTGCGTCTCTCGCCGGCGCCGGATCGCTTGCGGCTACCGGGCAGGTCATCGTCCCGGGTTCGGCGACGCTCACCGGTGCGGGGACGCTCACCGCGGCCGCGGCCGGTGCGGTGCAGGGCACCGCCACCCTCGCGGGTGCGGGCGTTCTCACCGCCGTCGTGACGCAGATCGTCACCGCCACACCTACCGGTGCGGGCGCCGTCTCGGCGACTGTCCGGCAGGGTGCGAGCGCGAGCCCGACCGGTGCCGGTGCGCTGACGGCGTCGGTGGTGCAGCAGGCCACAGCTACCCTGGCGGGCGCCGGGACGCTGACCGCGAACGCGGGCGGATCCGCCACCGGAACCGCATCCCCGACGGGTGCGGGTGTGCTCACGGCGACCGCCGTGCAGGTCGTCACCGCCGCGATCAACGGCGCTGGCGCTGTCACGGCGAACGCCGTCCAGCAGGCGAGCGCGTCACCGGCAGGCGCCGGGACGCTCACCGCTGCGGTCGTCCAGCGCGTCACCGCCACCCTGACCGGTGCGGGTGCGCTCACCGCGAGTGCGCAGGGCACCACCGCCGGCACGGCGACCCTGGCGGGCGCGGGCGCCGTCTCGGCCACGGCCACCGTCACCCTCCGCGCGGGCGCCGCACTGACCGGTGCGGGCACCGTCTCGGCAGCCGGCGCGATCGCCGGCACCGCGAGCCTGACCGGCGCGGGCGCGCTCAGCGCCAACGTCCGGCAGCAGGCCACCGCCGTCATCACCGGCGCCGGAACGGTGGTTGCCACCGCCGGGTTCACCCTGACCGCAACCGCCGTCATCACCGGCGCGGGCACGGTCGTGGCGACCGGCCGCACCAAGTGGACGTTCCGCCCCAACACGGGCACGGAAACGCGTCCCGACTCCGGCCGCACCACGCGACCGGTCGGCACCCCGGCAGTCACCTACCGCCCCTGAATGGAGAACTCGTGAGCGACGAACCCACGCCCACGCCGGACGTCGACGAGGCGCCCGGCTGGCTGGTACTCGACCCCGACGGCAACGTCGTCGACTCCGGCCCGATCGTCGACCTCACGGCCGTGGCCGACACCGGCGAACCAGAGCAGGAGCAGCAGTAATGGCCGCAATAGCTGACACGATGGTTTCCAAGATCCTCAACCAGACCACCCCGACCGGCGCCGCCGGCATCCCCGGCTCGTTCGGCACGGCCCTGTCCGCCTCGGCGATGAAGGTCCGCCTGAACTCGGGCACCTCGTCCGCTTCGGCTGCCGGTACGGAGCTGACGGGCACCGGTTACACGGCGGGCGGGACCGCCCTCGGCACAGCGTCCACCGCATCGTCGGCCGGCTCCGCGGTGACCCTGCCCGCCGGGTCGGCGCTGTCCTGGACGAACACCTCGGGCGGCTCGTGGTCGATTCAATCGATGGACCTGACCGACAACGCCGGCGTCCGCTGCTGGTTTGGGAACTTCACCGGAGCGCCGATCTCCGTGGCCAACGGCAACACGTTCCAGATTGCTGTCGCGGGCGTGTCGATCTCGCTGACCTGAGAGGTAGGGATCTGTCCCATGGTCCGCAGACTGCTTGCGGTGTTGTTGACGGCGACGCTCGCCGTACTCGGCTTCGCAGCCCCGGCGTACGCGGACACCGTCCAGTCGTCCTGCCTGAACACGTCATACGTGGACGGCAGCACCACCAACACCAAGAAGACCAACTACGGCTCGTACGTCGACCTCAACATGGCGGGCACGGTCAAGATCGCCTACCTGGAGTGCGTCGTGTCCGGCATCCCCGCCGGCGCCACCGTCACCGGCGCCACCCTCGACGTGTTCTCCCGGTCCGTCAACGGCAACCACACCGTCCGCGCGCACACCGTCGCCACCGCCTGGACGGAGAATACGCTGACCTGGAACAATCGGCCCATCCCCGACACGGCGATCCTGTCGCAGGCCAACGGCAACCTGGTCGCCGGCTCGGGTGAATGGGTGAACCTCGCCGCGCCCAACGTGACCGGCAACGGAACCTACCGGTACGCGCTCGACGTCGACGTGACCGGCACCCAGGCGTACGCATCCGACGACTACACCACCGATATCACCCGCCGCCCGCGGGTGACCGTCACCTACACCCCGGGCGTGGTCGCCCCGGTCGCGTCGTTCACCGCCACCCCGACCGGCGGGACGGCGCCGCTGGCGGTGCAGTTCACGGACACCTCGACGAACACGCCCACCGGGTGGGCGTGGACGTTCGGGGACGGCGGCACCTCGACGGAGCAGAACCCGTCGCACACGTATGCCGCCGCCGGCACCTACACGGTGACGTTGACCGCGAGCAACGCGGGCGGGTCGGACGCTAGCGACCCGCAGACCATCACTGTCACGGAGCCGCCGACCGGGCCGGTGCCGACCGTCCCGCCGGGCACCGTCGTACCGACGACCCTGGCGTTCCAGGACGAGTTCGACGGCACCGCCGTGGACACCTCCAAGTGGACGGTCACCGACGGGTGGTCGGTCAACAACGTGACGACCCGGGCGGCGAACGTCACCGAGTCGGGCGGCCTGCTGCACATCCAGCTCGCCGACGAGAACGGCACCACCACGGGCGGGCACATGTTCACCGACTACGGCGCCGGCCGCTACCAGCTGCCGGTGGGCGGGTTCACCGAGGCGCGGGTGTACTTCCCGGGTGACCCCAACTGGGAGGCCGTCAACTGGCCGGCATGGTGGTCGTCCGGCCCGAACTGGCCGGCCGCCGGTGAGCTGGACATCGCGGAGGAGTCCGGCGGCGTCCTGACGATCAACTACCATTCGCCGACCGTCAACACCGGCATCAACCCGCCCGGCACGTACGGCGACGCGTTCCACGTCTTCGGCGCGTACCGTAAGGCCACCTCGGTGGACTTCTACTGGGACGGCGTCCTCGTCTGGACCGTCGCGACCGCCGACAACGGGCAGGGCCAGGTGCTGATCCTCAACGTCGGCAAGCGCAGCTCCGTCGCGCCTACTCTCGGCTCTGCTGGGGCGATGCTCGTGGACTGGGTACGGGCCTGGCAGTAGCCGTATGGCTACGAGATCAGGCTTCGGATAACGGACGGGAGGCGCGATGTCGATCGAGACCGCCCTCGCCCGCGGCCGGGCAGCAGCTGAAGCTCTACAGGTCGACGCCTGCGTGATCAAGCGCAGGACCGGCGAGACCACCAGCGGCGGCGTCATCACCCCGACCTGGTCGACGCTCTACACCGGGAAATGCCGGATCCAGACGCGGCAGCTGGAGGGTCAGGGCCGCGACGTCGGCGAGGCGTATGTGGTGTTGGAACGCCGCGAGATCCAGCTGCCGATCACCGCGACCGGTCTTCAGGAAGGCGACCAAGCAACGATCACCGCGTCGGCGCTGGATCCGGACCTGGTGGGTCGGGTGTACACGATTCGCACGGTGACGTCGAAGACGCACCTGACCAGCCGCCGCGCCGAGATCATCGAGGTGACGTCGTAATGCTGCGGTTCGAAACGTTCGGCTTCGATGAGCTCCAGACGGACCTGCGCAACGCTGGCGTGAAGATCCGGCCCGAGGCCGCGAAGGTCACCGGCCGTGCGTGCCTGAACATCAAGAAGGACGTGCAGCGGCGGTGGAAGGGGATGCCGCACCTGCGGCGCCTGCCCTACGCGGTCAACTACGACGTGCACATGTTCGGCGGCCTTGTCGTCGGCGAGGTCGGCGCGGACCACGCCCGGGCCCAGGGCAAGCTCGCCTGGGTGGCCGAGTACGGCACTCCGACGTCGGCACCGCACCCCGGATTCCGGCCGGCCGGGGACAAGGAGATCCCGAGTTGGCAGCACTTCCTGGACAAGGCCGCCGCTGACGTGCTCGGCGACAAGCCGTGATCGACGAACACGCGGCCGCGGTGCTGGCGTTGCTGAATGCGGCGATCACGACACCGCGGAAGGTGTTCGACGGGAAGGTCGACGCGAACACCGATCCGAGCGTCAACCCGTACATCCTCGTCTACTTCGACTCGAACGACCCGGAGTTCGACAAAGAGGCCAACGCGTGGCGGTTCGAGTTGACCGCCACGTGCCACTGCGTGGGCGGTAATGCGCAGGCGGCTCGGCAGATGGCGGACCTGGCGCGGACTGCGCTGACGGCGGTGCGGCCGACGGTCACAGGCCGGTCGTGTTTCCCGATCACGCGGGAGCCGGGCACGCCGCCGCAGCGCGACGAATCCACCGGCGTGCTGGTCATGGACCAGATCGACCAGTACGTGTTGCGCAGCCTGCCCGGCTGATTCTCACCACAACCGAAAGGACGCGCCGCATGACGCTCCAGGTATCCCAGGCGGTCATCCCGGCTGGCACTACGCCGTCGGCGCTGACGCCGGCAGCGTCCGACACGATTGCCGCGGGCAGCTTCGGCCCGAATGGTCTCTATGCCCGGGTCATCACGACCGGCACCGCCACAACCGTCAGTGTTCAGGACCCGAACATCACCGTCCAGGGCAATCCGGCGACGGTCACTGGAGTCGTCTGCCCGTCCACCGGCGTACGCATGATCTTCATCCCGGTCTATGCGATCAACCAATCCACCGGCGTCGCAACCGTCTTGTTCTCGGGCGCGCTGACCGGCGTCACCTACGAGTTGTACAGGGCCTAGGAGGGGCTGCCCGCATGACTGAAGCCAAGAAGTACTGGCTGACCGACGGCCAGGGTGACTTTGCTGTCGTGGCTAGCGCCGAGGAACGCGACCGCTGGTTGCCGCTCGGCTGGTCAGTCACCGACGAGCCCACCGACGGCTGGGTGCACATCTGGCGCGACGGCATCGAGCAGCCCGGCCGGGTGCCGGTCACCGCGCTGGCCGACCTTTGGGGCCCGCGCGGATGGGTCGCCGGCCCGCCGCCGGAAGGCACGCACCCGTTCGCCCCGCAGCCCTCCGCCAAAGCGCCGGCGGAGTCCAAGACCGAGTCGAAGCCCGCCGCCGGCGGCAGCGCGAAGGAGAAGTAGACGATGGCCGACATCATCGGCGACGGCAAGGAACGATGGGACATCGTCACCTCCATCGCGAACATCGCGGCGCCCACCGCGGCGGAGCTCAACGCCGGCGTGCGTATCTCGCAGTGGATGACCAAGGACGGCGCCACGGGGTTCGTCGCGGACACCGCGGACGCGCCGACCAGCTCGAAGGAGAGTACGTTCCAGACGGCGGTCAACGGCATGATCAGCCTGAGCAACCCGCGGTTCCGGCTCAAGCGGCAGACGCCGCTCGGCTCGGACGCGGCGTTCAATGCGATGCCGACCGACGGCACCGGATTCGCTGTCCGGCGTAACTCCAAGACGGCGACCAGCGCGCACGCCACAGGTGACCTGGTCGACGTCTTCCCGGTGCAGTTCTCGCAGAAGGCCAAGGTCGACCAGGCCGATAACATGCCGGAGCTGTACGAGGTCCCGGTGAAGATCACCGCTCAGCCGAAGTGGGACGTCGCCGTCGTCTGATCCGCAACCAATCTCAAGCAACCGCCTATGGGCGGTTTTTTCGTGCGCGGGCCCGGTTCTCCCTCCCGAGACCGGGCCCGCGCACCCCTCGGGAGGAACGGAAGGCCATGAGAGAGATCAAGGTCCGACTGATCGCTGCCGTTGCGCCGTGGACTCGCTGCCTGAAGGCGATCAGCGAGTGATGGGCGACGGCACGAAGAGGCACTTCGCCGAGTTGCTGAAGTCCGCCAAACTGCCGGAGCGCAGCGTTCCCGTCTGCCTGCGCGGCGACCTACGCGCCGAATACGAAGAGATGCAGCGGCAACTAAAGCAGGCGCGGCAGCAGAACGCGCACAGCAAGGAAGACGGCGACACCAGCCAACTGACTGAGCGCATCGAAGCCATCCAGGCCGAGATGCAGGACAGCACCTACCCGTTCATCCTTCGTGCCCTGCCGAAGCCCAAGTGGCGCCGGCTCGTCAACGAGCACCAGCCCCGCAAGGGCGAGAACGACCAGGTCATCGAGTCCGACAGCATGGGCTTCAACGTTGACACGTTCTACCCGGCGGCGATCCGGGCGTGCACCGTCGACCCAGTACTGGACGAGGACGAGTGGCGGGAACTGCTCGGCGACACCGACGGTGAACGGGAGCGGCGCGAGGCTGAGGGCCTGCCGGTCGAGGAAGGCAAGCTGACCGACCGGCAGTTCAGCGAACTGGGGCTCGCCGCATTCCTGCTGAACGCGGGAGAGATCAGCGTCCCTTTCTCGCCCGCCGGATTGGTCGAGAGTCCGGATTCCGACAGCGAGTAGAGACCGCGGACCGGCTCGGCATCCCGGGTTCGCAGCTCGATGGCCGCGAGCCGATCACGGTCACCGAGCACGAGTACGACCGTGGGCGGCTGGTCCGGTCGGTCACGACGACGGAGCCGCGGTGGACGGAGCAGGATCGGGCTGAGGCGTTGGCGCTGGCCGTGTACCGCCAGTCGCTGTGCCCGGGTGGCTGCGGCCAGCCGGTCGCTGAGTCCACGGCCCACTGGGAGGTGGGCCCCGCCTATGAGGCGAAGTCGACGACCTGCCGGGCGTGCTCGGAACTGCATGAGGCGCAGCGCGGCAAGGCGGAACGCACCTCGGACCCATCGGCGGTCCTCTGGCACCTGGTCAAGACGCAGGGTTGAGCTAGTAAGTGAAGCTGTGGATCAGGGCGAGGGCCAGGGCGAGGGCGGCGAGGACCAGTCCGGCGACTGCTATGCCGCCGCCAGCACGTCCGCGCTTGATGTCGGTACGGGCAACGATGCCGCAGATCAGGGCGACGAGGCCGAGGAAACCCATGCCGGTAATAACGGCGTAGGGCAGGGCGAGGATCCCGAGCACCAGCGATGCGACGGCCCAGCCGCTGGTCTTGGGCGTGGTGATCCGATCCGTGGTCTGCGGGGTCATGCCCGAAGTGTGAACAATCTGCAGCGTCGCCGCAACGCTGTGTCCCGCATTTGTCTGAACGGACAGGGGTGAGCGGTGCGCACGGTCGGAATCCGCCTCACCGCGGATGTGTCGCAGTACATGACCAGCCTCAAGCGGGCGGGGCTCGCCACGTCGGACCTCACCGGCCAGTTGGACAAGGCGGCCAAGGCCGGCAAACTCGACAAGGTCGCCGACCAGGCGCTGAAGTTCGGCATCGTCGGTGCCGCCGCGTTTGGCTACGTCGTGAAGTCCGCCGCCGACTTCGACAAGCAGATGTCCGCGGTCTCGGCGGCCACCCACGCCAGCGCCGGGGACATGAACCGGTTGCGCGAGGCCGCGCTTCAGGCCGGTAAGGACACCCAGTTCTCGGCGACCCAGGCCGCCGACGGCGTCACGCAACTCGCTAAGGCGGGTGTATCCGCTACCGACATTCTCGGCGGCGGGTTGAAGGGCGCGCTCAGCCTCGCCGCGGCCGGGCAACTGGACGTGGGCGAGGCGGCCGAGACCGCTGCGACGGCGATGACCCAGTTCGGGTTGAAGGGCTCGCAGATCCCGCACGTCGCGGACCTGCTCGCTGCGGCCGCCGGTAAGGCGCAGGGTTCCGTGCACGACATGGGCTTCGCGTTGAAGCAGTCAGGTCTGGTGGCGTCGCAGTTCGGCCTGTCCGTCGAGGACACCACCGGCACGCTGGCCGCGTTCGCGAGCGCGGGCCTGATCGGCAGCGATGCGGGCACGTCGTTCAAGACGATGCTGCTAAGCCTGGCGAACCCGGCCGAGAAGACGCAGAAGCTGATGGCCAAGCTGGGCATCAGCGCCTACGACGCGCAGGGCCAGTTCGTCGGCATTACCAACCTCGCCGGGCAGCTGCAGACCAAACTGGGCGGCCTGACGCAGGCGCAGCGCGACGCCGCGCTGGCGCAAATCTTCGGCACCGACGCGATCCGCGCCGCGAACGTGCTGTACAAGAACGGCGCCGCCGGCATCCAGGGTTGGATCAACAAGACCAACGACGCCGGTTACGCCGCGGAGACCGCGGCGAAGCTGACCGACAACCTGGCCGGTGACATCGAACGGCTCAAGGGCTCACTCGAGACCCTGGCCATCGAGTCCGGGTCCGGCGCGAACAGTGGGATACGGGTGCTCACCAAGGGCCTGAACGGCCTGGTGGATCAGTTCGGCCAAATGCCCGCAGCCGTCGGCTCGACCGCAACGGTGCTGGTTGGTGTCGGCGGCGCGGCAGCGCTCGGCTTGGCTGGATTCGTCAAACTTCGCCGCGGCGTTGCTTCGGCGACGGCGGAACTGAATGCGATGGGTCCAGTCGGCGAGAAGGCTGCGGTTGGTGTCGGCAAGGCGGCGTCGGCGGCCGGCAAGGCGGCTCTCGCGTTCGCCGCGCTCCAAGTGGTTGGCGCCGTCGCCAGTTCCTTCCGGACCGATCTCAACCCGCAGATCGATGCCGCCACCAAGGGTCTGGAGGCGTGGAACGGGCAGGCCACCCTCGCCGGGGAGTCCGCGCGCCTGTTCGGCACCAACAGCGAGGATCTTGACCGGGCGTTGAACGGGCTGGCGAGCCACGGCTTCAGCCACGCTACGGACGCGGTCACGGACTGGGTCCTCGGCGTCGTCGGCATAGCCAGTCCGCTGGATGACGCCAAAGAGAAGGTCGCCGCGTTCGACGCGGTGCTGACCGCGTTGGTGCAGGGCGGCCACGCGGCCACTGCCCTGGCCTTCCTGCAGGCCCGCGCCAAGGACACCGGTGTATCGATCGATGATCTGAAGAAGCTACTGCCGGGGTATGCCGGCGCGCTCGAGGTCGCCGGGGTCGCTGCAAACAATGCCGCCGGTAGCACCAAAGGTCTGACGATCTCGACGGAAGACGCCAAGAAGGCCGCCGACGACGCGGCCGAGGCGTTCAAGACCTTGTTTGGCGTGTTCATGTCCGCCGACCAGGCCGAGATCAAGTTCCAGCAGGCGTTGGTGAACACCAACAAGGAGCTGCGGGAAGGCAAGCGCACCCTTGACATCCACAAGCAGGCCGGCCGGGATAACCGGAATGCGGTGCTGGACGAGATCGATGCGATCAACGACCTGCGCACGGCGACGATCAACCAGGGCGGCAGCGTCGAAGGCGCCGACAAGAAGTACCGCGCCAACTTGGAGACCTTGCGGAAGCATCTGATCTCGCTCGGGTACGACAAGAAGGCCGTCAACGACCTGATCACCAAGTACAAGAACATCCCTGGCAAGGTCGACACGAAGGTCGGCACGCCTGGCTTGAAGGCGTCCGACACGGGTGTCAAGAACTACGACAAGAAGCTCGACCAGTTGGCCCGCGAGATCATCACACATGTCAACGTCATCGGTGTGTCCGGTGCCAACGCCGAGCTCGAGACGCTGCTGATCAAGCAGCAGGCACTCAAGCACGGAACATCCATCGGCTACGAGCGGATGAAGTTCCGGCAGGGCAAATACGCCGAGGGCGGCTGGACCGGCCCCGGCCCGAAGTACCAGCCGGCCGGCGTCGTGCATGCCGACGAATTCGTCATCCAGAAGGAGTCCCGGCAGAAGATCGAAAGCCGTCACCCCGGCGCGCTGGACCAGATGAACCGCACCGGACGGCTGCCCGGCTACGCACGTGGCGGCCTGGTCCTGAACGTGCCGTTCCCGGTGACTGCGGCGATGACGAAGATCCCGTCACTGGCCGATGTGCTGGGAGCGGTCGGCGGGGCCGGCGGCATGGGCTACAAGTGGATGGAGGCGGTCGTCCACGCCGCGTTCCCCGGCATGCGGATCCTGTCCGACCTGCGCCCGGGCGCCCGGACCCTGTCCGGGAACGTGTCGTATCACGCGCTCGGCCGTGCGGTGGATTTCCCGCCGTCGCTGGCGCTCGCCGAGTGGATCAACCTGCACTACAAGGCCCGCACCAAAGAGCTGATCACCCCGTGGAACTCGCTGAACATCCACAACGGCCAGCGGCACACCTACACCGGCGCGGTTTGGAACCAGCACAACTTCGCGGGCGGCAACGCCCACGACCACTGGGCCATGTCCCGCGGCGGCATGCTCAACGAGCCGGTGTGGGGCATCGGCGCATCCGGTCGCACCTACTCACTCGCCGAGAACGGTCCTGAGGCGGTCGTCCCGACCCGCTACATCACCGGCAGCGGCACTGGTAGCGGTGCCGGCGGTGGCAGTAGCCGGACCTACCAGATCACCGTCTACCCGACGCCGCTCGCCCATCCCAGGGACATTGGCCGCGAAATCAAGTGGGCCATCCAGCAGTACGAGGCGGCTAACGGCTGATGGCCTCGCCGTCGATCCCCGACTTCCGCCTCGAGGCCGGCCTGTCCGGCGCCCTGGTCGACCCGGCGGTGTGGCAGATCGGCTCGCCGACTTCGGGGCAGGTCGGGGTCGCCGCGATCGGCGCGGACAACATCTGGGTGGACATCACCTACGCCGTGCGGAACTGGTCGCTGCAGACCGGCATGACGCGGGTGTCGAACCCGGGCCCGATCCGCTACGACGCGGGCACGCTGACGGCCGAGCTGAACAACGGTGACGGCGCGTTCGACCCGACGAACCTCTCCGGCCCGTTCGTGGTGGCCGGTGAGTCGCAGCTGACGCCGATGGTGCGGATCCGGGCGTCGGCGATCTGGGCGGGCGTGCGTTACCCGCTGTGGTACGGGTTCGCGGACCGGTGGGTACCCGACGACATCCAGAACACCTGGTCGGTGACCACCTTAACCGCGACCGACGCGTTCAAGGTTCTGAACAGCGACCGTGCGGCAGTGACGCCGGTCGGCGTCGGCGAGGCCGCCGGAGCGCGGGTGAGCCGGGTACTCAACTCGCTGAACTGGCCGACTGACCTGCGGTCGATCTCGACCGGGGACAGCACCCTGCAGGCGACGGACCTGTCCGGCGCAGGCTTGGCCGAGCTGCAATCGGTGACCGACTCCGAGCAGGGCGAGTTCTTCATGGACCCGTCGGGCATGGCGACGTTCCGGAACCGGCACGCGATCCTGGCCGGCCGGTCCGCGGTGTCGCAGGCGACGTTCGGGGACGGCGGCGGCACCGAGATCCCGTACGCGGCGGCACCGGTGGACACCAACGACGACACGATGACGAATCAGGTCACCGCCACCCGCATCGGCGGCACCGCGCAGACCGCGACGGACGCGACCAGCATTACCCGCTACCTCGCCAAGACGTACTCGCCCCCCGGTGACCTGCTGCTGCAAACCGACTCGGACGTCCTGCAGTGGGTGCAGGCGGTGCTGTACCAGAACTCCACACCGGAGCTGCGGTTCCAGTCCATCGCGTTCAACGTGGCCCGGCCCGACATCGCGGACACGGTGTGGCCGATCCTGCTCGGGTCGAAGCTGGCGGACCGGGTCACGGTGATCCGGCGACCGCCAGGGGGCGGGGACCCGAACCAACGGGATGTATTCATCCGCGGCATCGGCATGTCGGGTGACGGCGCCGACTGGAAGGTCGGCTACACGTTGCAGGCGGCCGACCGCTACAGCTTCTTCACGATCGGCGACCCGATCCTCGGCCGCATTGGCCTGAATTCAATCGCCTTCTAGCACGGGAGAGTTCTTCATGGCGGCACCGGTCTATGTCACGGGGAACGTGCCCTCGGCTGCTGAGGTCAACTCGTGGTTCGTCAACGTCCTGTTCGCGATCAAGACGTCCGACACGGGCCGCAATACCACGACCACGCCGACCGATGACCCCCACCTGACGATTCCTGTCGCCGCGAACGCCACCTACCACATCCACGTGGTCCTCTTCCACAACTCGCAACCGGCCGGCGACCTCAAGTACACGTTCGTGGGGCCGGCCTCGTCGGTGTTCAGCTACGCCGGCGCCACGGTCACGCTGAACGGCTCCCTGGCCATCGACGACAACGAGTTCTACTCGGACATGGGCGACCTCCAGAGTTCGGGCGGCATCGCCGGGGTCTGGGTCCCGGTCACCATCCAGGGGATGCTGATCACCGCGGGCACGGCGGGCAACTTCAAGCTCCAATGGGCGCAGTGGACGTCCAACGCCGGCAACTCCACGCTGAAAACCAATTCGTTCATCAGCGCGCGGCGGGTGGCCTGATGCCGCTCACGCTCGGCGACGTGGTGCGCCTGGAGTTGGTGGCCACGGTCACCGCAGCCGACGCGACCACCATCACGCTCACATCGTTCGGCGGCAACGCGGTGGTGTTCCCGAAGGCGATCAACAACGACCCCGGGTTCACCTACCAGGTGATGCCGGTGACCGAGCCCGCCTACATCGCCGGGGAGCTGTACCGGGACGCCGCCGGGAACGTCTACCAGCGGGTGGCGACGGACCAGCCCGGGGACCGGTGGCGGGTGCTGGTGCATCCGACGCGCCCGCCGGGCCAGTACGTGGGCGAGCTGCTGCCCGTGCGCCCGCTCGCGCACCTCATCCCCTCACCGTGAAGGGTTAAGCCGCCTATGACACAGTCCCCCGAGTATCCGGACCTGCGCTGGATGCCGCCCGCCAGCTGGACGAACGCGAACCGGACGAGCGTGCAGCTGATCGTCATCCACACCACCGAGGGCAGCGAAGGCCCGAGCTCGGCGGAGGACGGCGCCGCGTACGACCAGCGCCGCACCGACGGCACTAGCACGCACTTCTTCCACGACTCCGACTCGACCGTCCAGTGTGTGCGCACCGAGGACATCGCGCACGCCGCCCGGCATGAAGGGAACCTGCGCGGCATCCAGCACGAGCTGTGCGGCAGCGCCTACCAGGGCAGCGTCGGCTGGGCCGATTCGGTCAGTCAGGGCACGCTGCGGCAGGCGGCCCGGCAGTGCGCCCGGGACGCGAAGAAGTGGGGCATCCCGGTGCGGAAGCTCACCGTCGCCCAGGTCGCCGACGGGGTGAAGGGCTTCTGCGGGCATGTCGAGATCACCTACGCGTTCCCGCAGGACAACGGCACGCATACTGATCCCGGTCCGACGTTTCCGTGGGCCGACTTCCTGGACATGGTCCAGACTGAACTGGAGGTAGGCGGCATGGCAGAAGTCGATCTGACCGATGCGGCGGTACAGAAGATCGCCAGCAAGATCAGTGCGGACCTGAACAACACGACATCGGGCATCGCCCTGGGCACTGTCGCCCGTAGCCGCGCCGCCGTGCAGGACTTCTTCGCGGACGCGTTCCACGCCGCGAAGAAGAACCCCGATAGCAGCCTGGGTGACAGCGTCTACCAAGCGGCCAGCACGGGTGAGCAGCAGGTGATGCGCTACGCCAGGGACATCGTGCAAGGAACTGTCGGCGGACCGGTCAGCCAGGCCGACCTCGTCGCGGCCGTCACCGCGGCGAAGGATGAGACCCTGGCGGCTGTCGCGAATGTCGACGAGGAAGTGTGGGCGAAGGTGCCCGACCCGAACATCACGGTCGCGGAGAAGGCCGACCTGCTGCGGGCCGTGCTCGGCGACGACGCGGCTGCGGTCGGTGCGCTGCTCGCCGCGGGCTGACCTGTCGGCGCGAAGGAGTAGGCGGCGTGAATGACACTGTTCCAGCTGAAGGCCATCGTCATGCTGATCGTGACAGCAGTGTGGGTGGTCTACGTCCTCGCCGCCGTCCTGCGAGGCAAGGATGTGGGCCTGGAGTGGATAGGCCTGCCCGGCGCGATCTTCTTCGCCATGTTCGGACAGATCAGGAGAAGGAACGGTAATGGCGGCAACGGATCGGCCCCGTAACCCCGGCGAGCCGGGTCATCCCGGCAAGCCCGGCGGCCACGGCGAAGCCACCGGCCGCGGCGGTGAGGGCGGTTCCGGCGGTGCTGGCGGCCGCGGCGGCGGTGACAGCGGCGAACCCGGTGGGCGCGGCGGTGAGGGCGGCCCGGGTGGCGCGGGCAGAAGCTACGACGGCGATGACAGGGTCAGCCGGTGGCTCGACTGGACGGTGCGGATCGTCGCGGTCGTGAGCCTGCTGCTGACCGGGGTGATAGCCGGGAAGGTGTTCAGGGCGTCGCAGTGCCAGGGCCGGTTCAACGAGCGGGCGACGGCCATCGCCCCGGCGCTTAACCAGGAACGGGAGACTCAACGGGCGACCAACCAGGCGGAATCCCAACTGTGGCTGGCGGTCAGGCCTGGTGATCAGTCGCCTGAGCAGCGCAAGAGGCTGCAGGCGTTGTTCACGGCCTATCAGGCGACGCTGACCGCGCGGAACGAAGCGCAGGTGGAAGCCGACCAGGCGCGTGCCGCTCATCCCATGCCGACGTGCAGCCCACAATGATGAACGCGACTCGGGCGATGGGCCGAACATGCTGGTGTCACCATCACCGCGAGCAGGTGCCACTTGAGGTTCATCACGTTTTTCCCGTGGGTGCCGGTGGTCCGAACGTGGCCGCGAACCGGGTCACGATCTGCGCCAACGCCCACAGCTCAGTTCATGATCTTTTGCTGAAGATGCTGAAGGCGGACACCGTCAGGGTGCCGTGGCTGGTGCGGCGCCTGTACGGCCGGAAGGTCCGGCGGCTCGCGGTGGCCGGCTTCCAGGCCATCAAGACCAAGACCGTCGTCACGCCGTGAAACTTGAATCCGGCCGGCCGGCTTTCAGGTCCAGGGCCGGTTACGTGAATGGATCGGAAGGGACATGACCAAACTCGAGCAAGAACTGCTCGACGCACTGGCCGACTGCGTGATCAAGGCGACCGAGTATGGCGATCAGGACGGCGGTTTCGTCGCGGCCTACATCATGCCCACCGGGCCGATCCACCGCGCCATCCCGCTACTGGAACGCCACGGCATCACCGTTCGTCCCGGATTCGATGGTCGGACCAGATGACCAGGAAGACCGTCCTGTCGATCGCGTTTCTGTCGATCACCGGCGTCGCCGTCGGCATGGAGGTCTGGTTCGCGGTCGACCATGACTCGGCTACCGTCCCTTGGACTAACCTGCTGGCCACCTACGTCCCGGCACCGATCACGTTCGCGGCTATCGCTCTATTGCTGTCCTGGCTTCCCGGGCACATGATCGAGGCCTACGCCCGGAGGGGAAAACACATGGTCACGACCACTACCATCCCCGCGACGCCCGACCCGGGCGCGGCGAAGGAACCGCTGATCACGCCGACTATCGTTGTGGCCGCATTCGCGGCTCTCGCTGACATGCTCGTGGCGTACGGGGTTCCGATGACCGAGAAGCAGATGATCACCACCCTGGCCTTCATCAGCGTGGTGTCAGCCATAGCCCTGACGCTGTGGTCACGCCGCAAAGCATTCGCCCCGGCCACGGTGCGGGCGATGGTGGTGGAGGCGGCCGCGTCGGGTCAGGTGAAGACGGAGGCTACGGTGGTGCCCGCCGAGTCGCAGGGCCTGTCCGAGCCGAGGAATCCCGGCACAGGCGAGCGGCTCGCGTGAGCTAGTCGGGATACCTGGCGTTCACCTCGTCGATAGCGCTGCTCAGGCTGTCCCGCAGCAGAGCCGCGTTCGCACGATCAAGAAGGAGGCATACGTCAAAGGCGGCGTCGCTGTCGGCGGCCGGGAAGACCGCAAGCCGGATCCGGTCGTTCCAGGGTGTTGCCGTCGCGACATCGATAGTCAGATTGGCGTCGCCCGTCGCCTTGTATTCGTCGGTGCTCTCGGCGTGCAGGTCGGCGGCCAGCACATCTGGCCCTCGCCAGTCCATAGGATCAACGCTGGCGGGCGGCTCCTGTTCAAGATGCACGCTGCTCCAGATACTCATGCCGACACTGTAGCGGCGCGTGACTCCCGGCGAGTTGAACCGGACGCGGCCCGCACGGCTCCGGTAAGCTCGCGCACGGCTCCCAGAGCTAGGCATAGAGCGGCCCCTGACTTCGGTCAGGGGCCGCTTCTTTGCGTCTAGGTTGCTGGGCGGCGGCCCGGATTCGAACCGGAAACCCATGCCGTTCTCGCCGCCCAGCTGCGCGCGCACGGCGACGAGACGCACGCTACTCCTTGTCCGGCTCGGCGATCTCCGGCCGGTGCTCTCTGATCCACTGCTCGACGTCGGTGGAGCGCCACACCCGGCCGATGCTCAGTACCCGCCACGGGTCCGGGAAGTCCTTGCGGCCGATGATGATGTAGGCACGCTGGCGGGACACGTCGAGGCGTTTCCGGATCTCTTCCGGTCCCATCGGCTCCAACTCGGCCATACCCAACAAGATAGACAGTGTGTGATCTTGGCGTGGTGGAAACCCTACGACAGGTCTAGAACGTCAGGTTGTCACGGCGTAACGTCGCGTGTTGGAGGCGGCGGGTGACTGGCCGCGAGCTTGACCCCGTCGCCTCCCCCAACCGACTCGCGGCGGAAGGCACCCGATGCACCTGTTCCCCTGGACCCGGCGACGAGCCCGACGGCAGGCGATCGCCGAGGCCCAGGCCCGGGAGCGCGCCGACTACGACCGGGCGGTCCGGCGCATCACCAGGCAGGATGATGTTGGAATGAGTATCTGGAGCAGCATTGGCATCGGCCGAGACGAGATCCGAGCCATCAACGCGGATGCGCTGCACGCAGACGAAGGCGCCGGAACCGGCGACGAAGACCTCACCATCGATGTCGCGACCACCTGGCACGACAAGATCCGGCTCATCATCTCCAACGACGACGACAGCGTCTACGTCCGCACCATGCTCAGCATCGAGAACGCTGAGCAGCTGCGCGATTACCTCGGCAAGGCCCTTGAGACCGCCCGACGGGAACGCGAAAGCGCAGCACGCGAGCCGTGAACGCGCACCTGCCGCTGCGCCCGTCGTGGGACTGCGCCGCCTGCGGCCAGCCGTGGCCGTGCCAGCCGGCGCGGGAGCGGATGGCCGCGGAGGCGGACACGTCGTTGCGGATCGCGGCCTGGTCGTGGCTTGAGGAGGCCATGCGGGACATGCCGGACGCGCCCGCGGGTGAGCTGTGGCAGCGGTTCATCGGCTGGACGCGGAACGACGAGCACTCAGCGAAGGATGAAGTGGCCGGTCAGGTATCCCAGGATGAAGGAGATGGGAGCGTTCACGGCGAGCGCTAGCGGCAGGTGATGCAGGAAGCGACGCCAGAATGGTGTCCGATCGGGGGCCTGAGCCATTGGCTATATCCCCTCCTTCTCCACGCTGATGACCTTCACGGTCACCTTGGTCTTGGAGCTCCTGGTCGACAGGTTCTCCTCGTTGATGTCGTACTTGCCGTCGGTGATCTCGAAGCTGCCGATGATCGGGCCGGCCTCGTCCCCGGTGATCTGGTAGGTGACCTGCCAAGTCTCATCGGGATTCGGCTCCGGCACGCCCGGCTTGCGTTTCGCCCGGACCTCGACGGTGAGGTTGCATCCGGCAGATCCGAAGCACTGCTTCTCGGTGGTCTTCAGGGTCAGCGTCATGTCGGCTGCGGTGATGGCCCGGCCGGTCGTGGGCGGCTCGGTTGTCGGCTCGGCGGCGGGTGTCTCGTCGAGTTGCCGCTGCTGGTCTTCGGCGTTGCTCCCGGTCGGTGTGGACGTGCGCGGGGTTCCGCTCTGCGCGCCGAGGGCGATCCCGATGATCGTGGCGATCAGGATGAACAGGCCGATGGCAGCGAAGAGGATCGGCCACAGCCGCCGCTTCTTTGCGGATGCGGGCGGTGATTGTTCACTCTGCGGCATCGGCGGCCAGTGGGTCGGGGGCTGGGGTGGTCCGGGCACGTTGGGCGTCCGGGGGTCGTGGTAGGTCATGGTCGTGCCTTCCTGTGTGGGTGGGGGTCGGACGCTCGCCCGCAGTGTGAGCGAGCAGTGGTGATCTAGCAACTGTGTGTCGTTGATCTGGCACGGTCGGGTGATACGGATCTGGCGATCAGGTGAATGAACTAAACCGTTGGCTTCAAAGCCAACACTCTTAACAGCGGGTTCACAGGCCCGTTACAGGCGGGTTAACTCGACGGTCTCGCGGCCACTTCTGATCACCCACCAAGAAGGGGACCCACATGACCAGGGCCATCGTCTTCGTGCCACCCGTCGCCCACATGTTCATGTACGCCGACCAGTGCTACGAGCACGCCGCCGCGAGGCACTACGACGTTGAAAGCTTCGTCATGGGCAACTGGCGCCAGGCAGCCGAGATCCTCCAGGCCGGCCTCGCCGACGTCCTGCTGTACGCCCGGGACGAACACCTCGACCCGCACCGCAAGCCCCGCATCGAACGGGCCACACCGGACCTGCCGACGCTGCAGCCGGACGTGCAGGAGGTGTCCAGGTCGATGCTGCGACGCCGCCGCCCCAACCAGATCGGCTAGTCCGGCGGGTCGCCCTCGCCGCCGAGACGGCGCCACAGCCATCGCTCGAACCGCGGCTTCGCCATGGTGAATATCCAGTGGAGCAGAAGCGACCACAGTGTCACGGCGGCGACGGCCGCCAGGATCACCAGCACAATTGCTAGATAGTCCATGTTCACAGCCTCCCTCACGCCGCCGCTCTACTGACATCACGCCACCGCCGGCAGACCGGCCACCGCGGTGCGCTTACGCGTCGTCCTGGTCGCCACGTACCGCTGCGTCGTGGCGACCGACGCGTGACCCAGCAGCTCCTGCACCACCCGCATGTCCTCGCCGGACGCCTCGTACGCGGCGGTCCCGAACCAACGCCGCAGCTTGTGCATGCTCAACTCCGGCTGCCCCAGCACCTTCTGCAACTGCCAGTTCCCCTGATGCGAAACCTGCTGCCGGGTCAGCCCGCCGGCGACCAGATTGACCGGACGACCGCGGACGTCATGGACAGGCTCAAACACCGGAGGCAACTGCACCGACTGCCAGATCAACGGATGCGTGGGCACAATCCGGGACTTGCCGCCCTTGCCCAATATCCACAACTCGTC